AAATAAGGGGCAATTTTTGCCCCCTTTATGGGCAAATAAGGGGCAGATTTTGCCCCCTATTCTCAAAATAAGGGGCAATTTTTGCCCCCTATCTTTGCTTCATGCGATTATTGGCGGTCAAAACTATCTTTGCTGCATCCTCTGCCCGGTCGCCCTCCACGATCTCATGCCGGAACACTTCATCATGCAGAACGCGACGCACATCGTCGTCAGCAACCTTCACCGTCGGGAAGTGTCGCTCCAACGATCGGCGGATGGTCTGAACCATCCAGTCGTTCAAGAGCAGCTGACCGACTATGTACTTGTTGAGTACACTGCGCTGTGAATAAGTCTGATCGAGAAGTTTGTTTTCTCCTCCCTGAAATGCCTCGACACAGAGACAACGAAGTGGCACGAGGTCGTCCGGTCGATTCACGTTAAGATCGCAAAATTCAAAGGAGCATACAGGAGTGATTTCCACGGGCTTTTCAAAGAGCACGCGGTACACGCTCCAGGAGAGGCCGTTCGTGAGAGCTACATAATCTATCCCGTAATTGGCGGCATAGCCGGTAGCCTGCGAAACGTGATCTTCCTTCAAGTCAACGCCGACGGCCTTGCACTCGATCAGGAGGCAGACTTTCCCATCGATCTTGATCGCAAGGTCGCAGAATGTCCGTTTGATCTGGAGCTCGGATGTGATCTGCTCGTATTTATCAAATCCGAAAACCTCGCTGAGCATATCGACAATGATCGTTACAGTATCGCTTTCGTTTTTTCCCGCGAGCTTCGCCTTGCACAAAATAGGCTGGAACCTCTGGACACCCGCGATCAAGCGCGAGTCCTCCGGGTGGTTTGCTTTTGGCATATAAAATCAGCCTCCAAAATCGTAATAGATCAGCCTGCCACGCTGCGTGCGTCGTCCTTCTGGCTCTTTTCCCTGGAGTCGCCCAGCATGGGGGAGGCCATTTCTTGCAGACGGCCCAGCAAGAGCAGCTGATCGCGTTCTGACAGCTTTTCATACAAGGCCAGCATTTCACGCCCGTTCTCGGATATTCCGGGGACGGGCTCTTTTTTTATGACCACAGGGGCCCCGGCATCCTCGCCGGTCAAAAGATACTCTATTGAACATCCGATGAATCCACAGATGGCTATTATGTATTTTGATGGAGGGTCGGTGTTCCGCTGTTTCCAGTTCGAGATCGTAGTCGGATGGACGCCCAATACCTTTGCCAGTCCATACGCAGTGAGCCCGCGGAGCTCCAATTCATCGAAAAGACGTTCACAAATAGTCATAGTTCACCTCAACTGGTATACAGTTTGTCTAAAAAATAAGGAATATGTTCTACATTTATCTACGTTTGTTCATCAGTCGTTTGTTGACTTAATAGCCAAATGTGGTATAATACTTATAGAAGATAAGCCAAAGAATTAAGGAACAAGAGAAAGGATAACTAACCATGAAAAACCTGAATGAGATGAGCAAGGCCGAGATGGAGCAGGAGATCAGCTTCGCTAAGGAGTTCGTGAACAACGGGGGCTGCATGAACAAAGAGCAGTGGGCTCGCATCTTCAAGATGGTGCAGCTTGTCAAGGAGGGCTGAACTATGTTTGATCTGCGCGAGCACAAGGGCCTGATTCGCAGGCTGGTTTCCGAGGCCAACCAGAATGACCCCAACTGGAAGTGGTCGATCAAGGCCATCAACAAGACCGAGGCCCGCATCTTCTGGAGCTATCTGGAGTGCGGAGATCAAAAGCCGTGCTTCACGATCAAGCTCGTAGAAGACGAGGACGGCTGCCTGATCTACGCGAAGGACGAGCACGGCGACAACCTCAATGTCGAGATGGTCGAGTGCGTGGGCCTTCCGAGCCTGAACACGCCAATCGAAGAGGCAATCAAGATGATGGCCTACACGATCATCAACACCGCACATGCTTGCTACTGAGGAGGAAAAGCCATGAAGACCTACATCGCCACCTACTACCGCCACAACCCCCAGCTGAGCAGCGGCGGCTACCAGACCACCCGCAAGATCGAGGCCGTGTCCATCACGTCCGCTCGCAAGAAGGCCCGTGAGATCACCGAGGGCTGCGTGTATGGCAGCCTGGAGCTGCTGGGCGTCGAGAAGGAGGGCTAAGCCATGATGATGAACATGACGGAGGCCGATTACGAGAACTGGCGCGATGATCTCCACTGCGGCGGCCAGGAGGAGTACGACACCCAGTATTCCGCGGCCTCCCTGTACGAGGGCGGCTGGCGGGCCAGCGATCTTCCCGACCTGATCGAGCAGTACAACCTGACCAGCGAGGAAGCCAACCGGATTTACGATGAACTGCTCCAGATCGAGCAGAGCGCACAGAGCAAGGAGGACTGAACATGGCAACGAAGCAGCAGGAGCGCGAAGCACTCGACAAGATCGCCGAGATCATCAAGGGACTGGGCCAGGACAGCTACATTGCAGCTGCCTTCGACGGGTGCCTTGATATGGCAGAGGACAACATCGGCAACGACTTCATGTGCAGCATGAAGGCGAGGGCCGAGGACGCACAGCAGGAGGTTGCCAGCCTCCTGGTCGAGAACCGCAAGCAGGCGGACAGCTTGCAAGCACTGTCCGAGGCCGTTGCCCAGAAGCAGAAGAACATCGACGGCAGGGACGAGCAGATCGCCAACCTGAACAGCATCATCAAGATGCAGGCCGACAGGATCAAGGAACTGGAGGAGGGCGTCGAGAGCTCCGCGAGCCGTGTCACGGCCCTGGAGAACGAAAACGTCCACCTGAAAGCCCGCCTGTACGACATCCTGATGAAGTGAGGAGGTAACAGCCATGACGATCTTCAAGGAAGACAAGGTACTGGGTATTGCCTGCGGCATCAACGACAGCGGGGAGCTGTTCGTCGGAGGCAACCGTTCCGGCTATAATCTGCCGGACACCCCGAAGAACCGCGAGAAGGTTCTGAAGGATTTCGACTACTGGACTCAGTCTAGCGAAGGCCGAAACCACTTGGCAAGCCAGCCAGGGTAGGTCGCGGGAGCCAACAAGAGCAGCCGACCGGCTGCAAACCCACAAGCACCTGAGAGGAGATAACTAACCATGACCGATAAGAACAACGTGGAGATCAAGGCAGGGGACATCGTGGAGATCACCGGTGCCTACTTCAAGCACGACAACGCCCTCTACTTCGTCGAGCACATCCCCGGCGACCCCGGCTGGAATGGCGGAGACATCTGCCTGCACATGATCGGCAAGTCCGGCAAGCTCTCCAGCACGAAGTATTCGACCTGCTTCTGGCCCCTGAAAGCTTACGTCAACGACCGCGAGAAGGCGGCCAGGGCCAACCTCTGGAACAGCGAGCACGCTCAGATCGAGGTTCGCACCGACATCAACCAGAGCTTCGTTGCCGGGTGGTTCCGCAAAGCGGCTGACGACCTGTCTGTGACGATCGAGTGGAACAAGCTGCATTTCGGCGAGGACTGCCAGGACGTCAAGCGAGAACTGAAAACCGAGGCTCACCTCCGGGCTGTGGCCGCTCGACTCTCCGGCAACGTGAGGAGCCTGCACTTCATCGGTACGGACGACCTCGGCCGTGAGGTGTTCGTTGATGAACTGGGAACGGTCTGGAAGTACACGGAACCCGGCTCGATGCCGCGGGAACGGCACGACAAGCTCTATGCTGCATCCAGCAACGACCGGGACGGTGAGCCCAGTCTGCCGATGTCGGATGCTTTCGACTACCAGATCATCTACGAAGGACAGGAGGCCTAAACCATGAAGGTGCTTTCCAACAGAGCCAAGATCGCCGCGGCGATCAACTTCAGCCAGTACCCCGTTATCCGCATCGACCTGAGCAAGACCGATCTCTACGGCGTCGTGGGTGCGCCGGTCAGAATCGACAACGGCACGTTTACGACAGGCGAGCCGTATTTCGTCCGCGGCTATCTCCGTACATTCAAGGACGAGAACGTCCTGACGTTCAACGCCGGAGGCGTCGCTCTGAAAGCGAACCTCAGCTACGGCGATTACGAGCGGATGCTGGAGTACACCAACGCTCCGATCGTGAAGCCCGATCAAGACATCCTGGTTTGCATGGTGGACAGCGAACGCCGCCTGGTCTACGACCCGGTCGTCCTGCGGACAGGGAAGCGCGTTGACCCGTACTGCATGACCCCGCTCGATCTGGAGCGGTGCAAGATTCCGGCTGCGGAGGAGGTGGAGCACAATGCCTAAGTACCCGAAGGGCCACAAGGACGTTCGGTTCTACGCACCGAAGTCGAAGATCGGCAGCCGCCCGATCGCCGGTTCCACGACTGCGACCAACGATTTTCTGGTGCTGGTACACGAAACCTACCCGGAGGCCACGATCTCCCAGTTGAAGGAGCTCTTGACCGATCGTTCCAAGTTCATCCTCAACCCGGAGGCCGTCGCGGTTCTGGATGCTTACATCACCCGCGGCTACGGCGACTACGTTCCCGAATGGAGGTAAAGATCATGGCAAACATCAAAGACAAGATTGCAAAGCTGCTGGCCCTGGCAGAGAGCCCCAACGAGGCGGAGGCCAAGGCTGCGCTCCTGAAGGCCCGCGAGCTGATGGCAAAGAACAAGCTCACCCCGGAGGAATGCCAGAAGCAGAAGAACCAGAAGGTCGTCCAGGACTTCACCGACATCCAGTGTACAGCCATGACGAACCCCTGGGCAGCCTCCCTCTCGGCGGTGATAGCCGACAACTACTGTTGCCGCGCAATCAATCGGAAGCGCAAGGGCTACAAGACGGCGACCATCGGCTTCATCGGCCTGGAGGACGACTTCGAGATCTGCAAGAGGATTTTCCTCTACGCCTACGACTGCATTGCTTCGACATGCAAGCGCGAGATCAAGCGGAACCCTTGGGACGATCGCGGAACCTACCGCAAGGCGGTGAATGCCTACGGCTGGGGCTTTTGCGAGGGCCTGCAGGATGCGTTTGAGGCTCAGAAGGCGGAGCACCAGGAATGGGGCCTCGTCATGGTGACACCCCAGGCCGTCGTCGAGGAGGCGGACGGCCTGGGCAAGCCAAGGGCGATCGGCAGGAACGAGGTTGACATGGACGCCCTGGGAGCTAGACAGAAGGGCTACCGGGACGGCCTCAAGTTCGACCCGAACTCCAGGCTGGAGGGCAGGCCGGAACGCGCTCAGCTGGCGTCGTGCCGGTAAACACCCGGTATCAGTATAGCGCACCGGGAAGCAAAACACAAGAAATAAGCCTTATTTTTAAGGTACGAAGGAGGCAGAAAAACAATGAAAACTGCGAATCGCACAAAACCGAAGACCGACTTCGGCATCGAGGTGCGCGTCTTTACCGCGCAGACCGGCATGACCGTGAAGGAGCTGGCCGAGCGCGCAGGCGTCAAGTACACCACGCTGGTGGAAACCACCACGGGCCGCTGTGCTGGGCACCAGCTCATTCCCGTGGTTCGGGAGTTCATGCAGAACTACCGGAAGGAGGAGTAATTGTGGCAGCGAAGGCGAAGATCAACACCGCCCGCGACCTGTTCTATTTCTCGGACGACATCATGAGGATCACGGGCTTTTCCCAGAGCAAGAGCTACAAGATCATCAAGCAGATGAACAAGGAGCTGGAGGCACAAGGCAAGCTGACGTTTGAAGGCCGCGTCAGCAAGCGGTACTTCAACGAGCGGCTGGGCCTGGATGTGGACACCCGGCAGAAGAGCCGGGCATGAGGAGGCAACACGATGGAGAGCACAAGTTTCACCCTGAGCGTCAAGCAGGAAGCGGCACCCCGCCCGAAGCGGAAGGCCAAGAAGCGGGCTGTATGGCCCCATCTGCTGATGCAGGCATTTCTCGCGGCGGTGCTGCTGTACCTGGGTATTATGATTGCCCAGAGTGCGAGCATCCATACAACCGGCGCAGGCAACGTCGTTCTGGCGGCTGCCGCCCTGGTGTTCACAGGCTGGAAGCTCCACGATCTCGGAGCAGATGAATGAGAGGAGGACTCAACATGGCAAAGATGTTTGATGGCAAGAAGGTTTACGACCGGGAGTCGTTCAGCTATGAGCTGGCGAAGATCGGCGACTATGTGACGGAGGAGGTCGTGGACGACGCGATCAACTGCCTGCCGCCCGTATCCATGACCGCCCGCTGTTCCCAGATGGGCGAGCCGATCAGCGGCCGTTTCGACCCGGACAACCACCGCTGGCGGGCAACCTACGAAACCTTCACGAAGGTGGCTGAGGACGTCTGGAGGTACTGCGGCGACTGCTTCCGCGGCGAGATCGCCCAGCGCGGCAGGCCGCTCGTCTACGTCGGCAAGGGCCAGAGCTGAGGAGGTGAAGATCATGACGTACTATCCCATCAATGAGGACACCGCCAAGCGTGCGAACGACGCCAACTCGTTCCGCGACTACAAACCCGGCAGCGCGACGGCTGCCTACCGTGCCGAGGTGGACAAGGCCGCTGCCCTGGTTGAGAAGCAGA